GTACACACAGGTACAAGGGCAGTATTACACCGAATACCAATTTTTTAATTGCGTTGCGGATATAAACGGAGTTTGGTTTTTGTTCCTATCCGATGAGGACAAACAAGTCGTTGCAACCACCGAATGGGCTTGGGTTTTAGATTTACCCGAAGCCGAATACATACCACCAACACCACCTCCATTCCCTCCGACAAATTAATTATCTTTGTAGTAAATGATCTATCAGACCGACTCAGCCGCTAATACTCTCACAACAATTACGGGGGTCGCAGCCGTAGCATCTTTCGCCACAGCTTGGCAGCCAATCATATCAATGATCGTAGGTCTGATCGGTTGCATCTCCGGTGTACTAGCATGCGTTTACTACGTTAAGGGAATCATAAAGAAGAACTGATGGCGCCCAAGGTAAAATCAAACGTCTCTACCTTCAGATCAAAGCCACGAGTTAAACTTCGTAGGCATACCAAGCACGTGAACAAGCACAAGAGTAAAAAGGCTAACGTAGGACAGGGATGAAAGACGCTTGCTACACCAAAGTAAAGGCACAGTACTCTGTCTTCCCATCCGCCAGGGCTTCGCAAGCAATTGCTAAGTGCAGGAAAGGGGCCGGGGTAGTTAGAAAGACAAAGGCCGGTTCAGACCTAAAGCGTTGGGGATCTGAGAAGTGGGTAGACACCAAGAGCGGTAAGGCATGCGGTGCCGGTGGATCTAACGAGTACTGCCGCCCGTCGAAAAGAGTATCTTCCAAGACTCCGGTGACAAGTTCAGAGATGAGCCCGTCAAAGCTAGCAGCAAAGAAGGCCGAGAAGTCAAGAGTGGGCATGGGATCACGGGTAAGCAATGTAAAGAGGAAATGAGCACAGTTGCCACCACATTTGTTGACAAGTTAAAGGACCAGTCCTTTACCATCATACTTATGATCGGTGGACTTTATTACCAGAACCAGATATTTGAGTCAGAGATTGCCAGATACAACAAGGTAGTAAACGAGAAGCAAGAGTACATCAACATGATCGTAGACGCTGAGAGAGAGCGCATGATCGCAAGAGAGAAGTACTTGATGGAACAGCGTGACCAGTTTGTTGACATGCTAAAGGAAAATCAAAAATGATGCTCGAGGGATTCTTGTTCGGGCTATTATTCATTACCTTTACGATCGGAATTTCATACATTATAGGAGAGTACTTGGATGGCAAAGATTACAGGAAAAAACACTAGACCGGGCAGCAACAAGGCCACAGGCAGGGACTACTCCAAGGAGAAGGCCTACCAGTCTACCGCGAAACGCGTAGCGTATCGCAGTGAGCTGAACGCTGAGGCACGCGAGCGGGGCATCTACGGGAAACGGGCATCAAAGTCACTCGACTTGAGCCACAAGAAGGACGGGAGCATGACGTTAGAGGCTAAATCGAAGAACAGGGCCCGTCAGGGGAGCAACGGAAAGAGCACGAAAAAGTAACCATCATAAATGATGGTTATCTTTGCATAAATGTTCAGACCACCGACCAAATACTCCGAATATCTACAAGACGTACGCAAGTCGATTGACTATATACTCAAGCGTGTAAACGCGACCACTGTTACAAAGATTGTTGCCGGTACAAGCATAACCATCTCCCCAGCTGACGGAACAGGAACTGTTACCATTAATGCTACAGTCGGCCCTACCCCTACCCTAGCACAAGTAACCACAGCAGGGAACACCACGGCAAATTCTATTGTCATAGGGAGTTCTTCTGCAATAACAGCTTCTCCATACACCTTGCAAGTGGTTGGTGGTGCTGGAGGAAGTGCTATATTTTCTAACTCTGCAAAGACACAAGGTTTAAATATTAACCTTACAACGGCAGGAGAGACACGTATATATGGTGATTATTTTGGTGCTGGAGTAGATCAAAAGTTAATACTTGGAACCTTTGCGAATAGAGCAACACAAGTAGTTCTTCAAACATCGGGAAATATATCAATAGGCACTACTACCGATGCAGGATATAAGTTAGATGTAAATGGAACAATACGTTCAAGTGGTGCTATCAGAACGGATGCGACTGGCTATGCAATTAGTCTTCCTGGGCTAGCTGCAAATAGCGGTATATTTATTAACAGTACAAATGCGTATCTTGTTTATAATACCGATTCTCAAATTACTTGGGGGGGAAATGGAGTTACAATAGCGAGCGGACCAGGAAGAATAAAATTGTCTAACTACTCAAACAATGGAGTTGTAATTTATAATCAAGCAGGTAGTGGAGCTGCGTATTATGCTTTAACAGTCAATAATACGACCACCATTGCAACTACGGGGTATCAAGTTGGTGTTTTGGCCGGAAGCCTTCCTCCTATTATTGAACTTTATACCGCATCGTCATCTTTAATTTATGGATTTAATACTACTGATTTTAGAAGTAGTATGCCAGTTATAATTGGGTCTCAGAGTGCACCAATTGGAAAATTACAAGTCACAGGTTCAATCACTGCGGCCTCACTACTTGCACAAGGAGTATACTTCAACAACACTTTAGTAGCAGCAGCAAACAATGACGTATTAGTAGGACTAGACATCAATCCTACCTTTACTAATGGTGCTTTTACGGGGGTTACAAATATTGATTTAAGAACTAAAGGAACAGGTTTAGTTATAGGATCGGGAGTTGGATATGGTGCAGTATGGGGGTATAATAATGATGGTATAGTTCAAGTAAAAACAAATGGAAGTTCCACAGAAATGTGGTTTAGACCAAATGGTAGTCCAGGTGCCATTAATAGTAGTTATTGGTCTAATATAAAACAAGAGTCTTATAATTTCAAACTTATCCCTGGGAATTATCAAACTGGTTATTTTAGAAACTTATCAACAAGCGGGGGAATATATTTAGGAGGTAGTGAGGCATTTAACTCATTTGGAATATATATACCCAATGCTGGTGGAACTTCAAACGTTTTAATCGGAACAACCACAGACGCAGGATACAAACTAGATGTAGCAGGGACATTTAGGTACACTGGTGGAGGATTCTTTCAAGGAGGAACTAATACGCCTGTTTCTATTGGGACATACATGATGACGTACGTCTCGTCCACTACTTCTTACATTCATGCTTATAGCAATACTTCATACGCTCCATTAGCATTTAGGGCATCTACATTGTCTTTTTATTCTGGTCAAGGATCATATAGTCAGTGGGGATTAGATAATACAGGGATGAGTCTTTACGATGCTGTCTCTGGAGTAGTTAATCATCAGTGGGCTAGAGATGGTGTGACTAGGTCATCAGGAACTACACCATATGCAGCTTACACTATAAGTCCTGTTATAAACAACACGGGAACATATTCTGGAATTGTTCGTGGAATATACTATAATCCAACTCTTACATCTCTTACAGGAACTACTCACCGAGCAATAGAGACAACTAGTGGTGATGTAATATTCAATGGTGGTAATGTAGGCGTAGGAACATCATCTCCATCTTACCCTTTCCACATCTCATCTGCTGCGGCTGCTAACATATACGGAACAGTTCAATCTACCAATGCAAACGGAACAGCAGCGTGGGTAGCCTTTAACGACCAAAGCGATAACGTGGTTTATCGTGTTTTTGGTTCTGGGGCCTCAGGCACTCAAATGGGAATAGCATTGGCACGCAGTGCTTCTCTTATAGCAAACCTCGGAGGAGCAGGATCTTTCTTACTAGGTACATACTCAGCAACAAACTTTATAATGGGTACAGGTAACGCAGAGAAGATGCGTATCGTAGACTCAACTGGCAACATTCTCATTGCAACCACAACCGACCTGGGAAATAAACTAGAGGTAAATGGAAATATAAACTCAACTGGATACAAGATAAACAATACAGCAGGTTACACGGGCACTCTAGTTATCGTAACGAATCCCCCTGGTCAGCAGAATATTGACATACGTGGTGGAATTGTCGTAAATATTTTCTAACTTTGTGCCATGACAGAAATTCAACCAGTAACAGTTCCAACTAAGGGCGTTGGCAAGTACTTTGACATCATTGCCCTTAACTTCCCAATGGACCCTCAGTCTGTTACATTTTACTGGCAGGTATTCACTCAGGTGACCCTAGAGGATGCCACACTGGCCCCCGGTCAGTGCATTCTTGATGGCAACTTGACCATGGACCAAGAGACATACACAGGATGGGGTACCAATGACGAGTATGTTATCAACTGGGCGTGCGATCAACTAGGATTTACAATCATATGATAAACTTAAATAAAAACGTAGTAGACCTCGACGGAAAGGAAATCGAGAACGCAAACTTGGGCAAGATCATTGCTCAAACACTAATTCAGTCTTCTAAGGGGGACGCTCTTAAGTTCTGGTCATGGGCCAACAAGCTTCACGCCGGTGACGAGTTAGACCTTGACGACAGCGACAAGGAGATGTTCAAAAACTTTGTAAAGGAGAACGAATCATTGACCATCCTTACAAAAGCTCAAGTGTTGAAGTCTTTATGAAGAAGATGCTGGAAATGTTCAAGGGCGACAAGGGCGAGATCTCTTCCAAGAGAGTCGTTGGTGTGTTGGGGGCGATTGTTTTATTTTCCGCTATGGTCCTGAATATATTCTATCCAAAAGAAATTAGCCCAAGCCCAGAACTTATCGACGCAGTAAAGTGGGTCGTTATTGGGTCATTGGGTATTACTGGGTTTGAGAAATTTGCAAATAAAAATGAGCAAGGATAAGCCAATACCAAAGACTACCACCGGAAAGGGCGCCAACTACTTGCCAACGAGCAAGGGTGCAGGCATGACTGCTAAGGGAGTGGCTGCGTATCGCAAGGCCAACCCCTCTTCAAATTTGAAAACGGCCGTAACGGGCAAGGTAAAGGCTGGCAGTGCAGACGCAAATAGGCGCAAGTCGTACTGTGCTCGCAGCGCTGGACAGATGAAGATGTTCCCGGAGGCAGCTGCTGACCCGAACTCACGCCTCAGGCAGGCACGTAAAAGATGGAAATGCTAAAAACTATGAAAAAGAAAATGATATCAGAGTACGGTGGAATGGAAAAGTACACCTCAAAGAAAGCCATGGTAAAACATGAGAAAACCGAAAGCAAAAAAGTTGAGAAGAAAGAGAAGATGATGGCTGCTAAAAAGAAAAAGTAATGTACGGAACTAAGAAAGAACGCAGCTCTATGGCCAAGAAGGCTGTTGCTGGTAAGGACATCGGTAAAAAAGGACCTGGATTTGCCAAGATTGTCGAAAAGGCAAAAGGTAAATATGGTAAAGAAGCCGCCACTAAAATTGCAGCCGCTGCAATGTGGAAGAAGTTAAAGAAATGATTAAATACGCTGTCGCCATCCTTCTTTTAACATCATGCAGTGCGAGCTGGCACCTTAAGCGTGCAATAAAGAAAGACCCATCACTACTCTTGAGTAGGGATACGGTCCTTGTTCATGACACCCAGTTTGTAACAAAGGAAAGGATGCTAACAGATAGCTTCTTTACCACCTGCTACGATACAGTGGTAATGGAGGACAGCTTTGTGTATACCAAGGTGATCCGACATGACAATGTGATCAAAGTGTACACCAAGTGCAAGTCAGATACCATACGTATTACTACCAAGATCCCTTTTAAGATGCCTCCAACAGTATCGTACAAGAACGATCCTTTCTGGAAATCTTTGGCAATTGCGCTAGGTACCTTGTTATTGTTAATTATTATCGTTAGATTTGTACTTAAATGAAATCGTTAGAAACACAAGAATTAGAAGACCTAAGATCTTTAAGCTCAAGGGTAAAGTCCTTAAAGGAGGAGATCGCTGACATTGAGATTAACTTGTCTCGCTTGAACAATAAGAAGCCAATGGTTATCTTTGACATTGAGAACGCTGCAGAGGAATTGACAAAGCTACAAGGTGAATTACAGGAAAAGTACGGTAACGTTGTTATCGATTTAAACACAGGAGAAATAAAAGATGGGCAATATTAATACTTATCCAGTAGACACCGCACTGGTGGGTACTGAGAAACTTTTGATGTCTAACACGCCAGCTGGCGATGCGACATACAACACGACTGTTGCGGCAGTTGCTGTCTACACATTCGGAGCAGGAGCTCCTAAAGTTACACAAGCTCAGAGACTCGCTATCGTATCTCCAGTTGTCGGTCAGTTGGTTTACCAAACAGACTTGACAGAGGGAACGTATCAGTACAAGTCTACGGGCTGGGTTGCGTTATGATCGTAAGAAAGGTATCTATAGGCCAGGATTACAAGTCTGATGCCATGCACTACGTGCTTGGTCAGGACGTGCTACGTGGCGAGTACAAGATATCTCTCATGCTATTAAAGGACGACGGGACCGTTGACGTTTGGATCAAGAATACCTCTGGCATGATGCTTTGGAAGACCTTCAACAGTAACATGCCAATCTCAATTGAATACGATATAGACTTTTAAATAAAATGAAATCACCGCTCTACTTTGTGGTAGAGCCTGTTGGCGACAAGCTTTACGACAGCACAACAGATTACGGGCTCATACTGAGCTCATCAAAGGAGGACCACACAGCAACCAATCGATTTGCTACGGTCATCGCCACTCCGATCGGTTACACTGGAGAGATAGTCCCCGGTGACATCCTCATGGTACACCATAACGTTTTCAGAAAGTACTTCGACATGCGTGGTAAAGAGAAGTATGGGCCGTCTCACTTTAGGGACAGTACCTTCTTTATTGACTTCGACCAGTTTTTTTTATACAAGCACGATGATGTTTGGAAGGCACCGCACCCGTACTGTATGGTCAAGCCATTGGATAATGATAACTCCACTATAATCAAGAGCACCGACATGGAGAAGCCGCTGGTCGGTATACTTAAGTATGGAAACGAGTATCTTTACTCTAAGGGACTCAAGGACGGTGACACGATTGGTTTCCAGCCGGAGAGCGAGTACCCGTTCACAGTGGACGGGGAGAAGCTGTACCGGATGCTTAGTAAGAACATATGCGTAGCCTTATGACGGAGAAAGAATTCAAAGAAAAGATTATTGATGCCGCAGAGAAGGCTATACACGAGCTTATTGCAGTGGCCAAGGAGCCGATCCTTAACAACAACTCTGAGACGGACCTGTCTGCTGACAAGCTAAAGAACGCTGCAGCTACCAAAAAACTAGCCATTATGGATGCGTTCGACATCCTCAAGAGGATACAGGAGGAGCGTGCCATGATCGATACGCCGGAGACCAAGGTATCTGCATCGGTTGACAATAAAAAGGGTTTTGCAGAAAGATTCTCTAAATGAGCAGGCTATACGAGGTCATAAAGGATCCGATACCAAAGGACGTTATAGCTAAGGGCAACAAGGCTGGCTCATGGGAGTACGGGTACAACCCCAAGTACGATGTAATTGTTATATCTAGGGACGGGACTATAGGACCTGTTTACGAGATTAATGGACTTAAGATAGCTCTGCCGTTCCCAAAAGAGGTAGATGACCGTGGTGGCAAGTGGGTTCCACAGGAGTACCCAAAGGAGCTTTCTAAGCTGAAGACGATATTCGACTGGAACAAGTATGACAACCAGTTCAAGGGCAAGTGGGTTGACTATATAGAGAAAGAGTTTGACAGGAGAGAGAACGGTTACTGGTTCTTTAATAAGAAACAAAAGACATACATTACCGGTACACACTACATGTACCTCCAGTGGACAAAGATAGACATCGGTCTGCCGGAGTTCCGTGAGTCTAACCGCATATTCTTCATTTACTGGGAGGCCTGCAAGGCGGACACTAGGTGCTTCGGCATGTGCTACCTCAAGAACAGGAGATCTGGATTCTCGTTTATGAGCTCATCCGAGCTGGTGAACATTGGTACCATCACAAAGAATGCAAGGCTCGGCATCCTGTCCAAGACCGGATCCGATGCCAAGATCATGTTCACGGACAAGGTCGTTCCCATATCTACAAATTACCCGTTCTTCTTCAAGCCGGTTCAGGACGGTATGGACAAGCCTAAGACGGAGCTCGGTTTCCGTGTGCCTGCGTCCAAGATCACACGCAATAATATGGACAAGAACGAGGAGGACATCGAGGGACTTGACACGTCCATCGACTGGAAGAACACTGCAGACAACAGTTATGACGGAGAAAAGTTGAAGCTTCTTGTTCATGACGAAAGCGGAAAGCTATTACCTCCGAATAATATCGAGAATAGTTGGAGAGTTCAAAAAACTTGTCTTCGCCTTGGTGCTAGAATTATTGGCAAGTGCATGATGGGATCGACCTCTAACGCACTAGACAAGGGTGGATCAAACTTTAAAGAAATATTTTACGACTCGGACCCAAGAAAGCGAAGCCAGAACGGGCAGACAAAGAGCGGCCTGTACGGACTCTTTATCCCAATGGAGTGGAACTTCGAGGGATTCATCGACGAGCATGGATGGCCGGTACTTGAGAAGCCAGAGGAACCGATCAAGGGTATAGACGGGGGTTGGATATCCAACAGTGTTGTCGACTACTGGGAG